AATAGCGGTTCAGCACATCCTTTTCTGAGCCACGGAAGCAATCGATGCGGTTCTGTCTGCAATCCTTGGCCAGAACATCATCGGATTCCAGCGTGGTGGTGGCGATCACCACCTGATTGACCCCTGGAGAGTTGGCTAACGCCCGCCAGACCCAGCGATACACCGGCATGGTTCCGAGCGGAGCCATCACCTTGCCAGGGAAACGAGTTGAACCCATCCTGGCCTGGGCAATGGCGACGACTTTCATGCTAGCCCTGCTTGTTCGCGGACCTGAAGGCAAATTTTTAAGACATCCAAGGCCTCTTTGCCGGTGCAACCAATTCTTTGGTGCATGGACGGAGCATCTGGATTATCTACGATGGCCAGGAACTCCTGTATCTCTTCGATGTAGTTGTCGTTCCAGGTATCTCTTCCCATGAAATGCTCTTTCAGGATTGGTTCTGATGGATCTTTGGGATTGGACTCCACGAGATCGGCAAATCGATTAACGATATTGACGCGGATCGCGGATTTGGTTCCAACGATAGTGAAATATCGATGCTCTGGTTGGGTGACGTAATCCAGATGAACTGTAGATCGGCACCCATTCTCGTGCATGAGAAGAATATCGGTCAGATCATCTTGTCCATTGCCCGTGATATGAGTCGAGCTAGAAGCCAGATTGGCACTGCCAAGCAGATAAAGAGCAAGATCCAACTCATGGCTCCAATTGAGAATAACACCATCGCATAGATAATGAGGTCGGTCGTTGTATTGACCGAGTGTAAAATTGGCCCAGATTGGCTTTCCAATAATCCCAGCACCTAACCACTCCTTGGCTTTCTTGACGCAGCTATGATAGCGGAGATTGTAGCCGACCATTGTTACTAGAGTTAAAAGATCGGTGTTTTCTGTCCATCTGTCGGAGATTGGTTTTTCTACCAGTATATTTCTGGTCGTGTTAAGAGCATCACAGACGTGGGATTGATGCATTGATGTTGGACTGGCAATGACGATTGCATCTAAATCACCCATTCTTGATTGCGGCCATGGCTTCCAAAAGGAAGGGAAATCTTCTGCGGCCACCTCTGGATCAAAGCCCACAACATTATGGCCCATAGCCATGAGATTCTTGGCATGCCTCATGCCGATACTGCCAAGCCCAATCACACCGACTGTTTTCATTTAGGCACACAGTAGAAGTAGTAAAATTTACCAGTTACCCATTTATCTTTACTCAGAGTCTCTATCGCAGATTTGCATGATTTCTCTGAATTGAACTCAACAGAGTGTGGTGCATATCCGCCATATACGCTAATAAGCATTATCAGAATCCAAGGTGTCGTCATTTGATCTCCGGGAATGCATTTTTGAGATCTTTCTTGAGGATCGTAACGCTGGTTTCGTTTTGAATGGTTCGCCCATAGAGCGAATAGCCGGGATGGCTGAGCCACAGATTGGCAAAGTCGTAGTGATACGAGAACAGCCCAGGCTTATGCTTGTATGGGACTCGGTGTGGAGCGTCTGGCGTGAAGTCATGGACGATGAGAAACCCACCATCCTGTAGAACCTGATCTCCCTCGAATGCGATTTCGAAATAGTCCTCGGGGTCACAGAGATAGAGACACCATCCGTAGATCAGAAGATCTGCCAAGTTTGGTGAGAAATGATGTGAGAGCTTGTCTGCGGTGCCAGCCCAGACCTGGACCTTGGATTGTCCTCTGGTCGAGATATAACACGGATCAATTCCCTCGACCTCACAGTCGTATCTCTGTTCGATGATGGCGAGCCGCCAGCCATTGGAACAGCCAATCTCAACCGCTCTCTTTGGTTTGATGTTGTATACCTCAAGCGCTTGCAGGACCGGATCGTTCTTTCCGGTCAGCTTGGCTTCATTGCGCTTCAGCCATTCGGCTCCCTCGCCAAGGGCGAAGACTCTAGATTGCTTCATGGTGCGAATTTTCCAAAGGTCCACATGCTCATCGGCTGACCGTCAAACAGGAAATGACCGGGAACGACTGCCTCTTGGCTCATTCCATACTCGGTGCAAATTTTGATCATTTTGACGTTTGCTACCATGCAGCCCGCCTCGATTTTTCTGATTTGCTTTCTGGCAAACAGATAATCACAGACCGCCTTCCAGGCTTCGTAGCCATAGCCGTGGCCCCACTGGGTCCTGTCTCCGATCATGATGGCGACATTGGCGAGGTTGTTTTTGTCGTCCACATTGACTGATATCGATCCAATCGCGGCATAGGATGTCAGCAACCGAATCGTATTGGTGCTGTTAGGCTCCACGGTTGCGGCGGAGTACCAATAATCAAGTTGGGTGTCCGCTGAGTGGGTGTAGTGCCGGTGTTCCGAGTATTTGACGACCTCTGGATCGTTCAGCCATTCCGCAAATTGCGGTGCATCCGAAGTGTGGACCGGACCAATCTCTAGACGTGGAGATTTCAGAATCATTTCTTTTTTACCGTTGCTTTGATGTGTCTGACCACCTCCAGAAGCTGCTGTGCCAGGAACAGGATCTCCGGAGACTCGGCGGAGCGGCCACCCCAGCGGGTGAGGTAATCCACCTTGTTTGTTAGTTGTCTCTCAAGCTCGATGGCCTCGTCCTTGGTCATGGTACCTCCTCGATCATGGGTAGCCCAATTTGGGTTTGATTGCCCACAACTATCTCGCACCCTATAGTTCGCTATCCACAGGTCCGTGCTTTCATGATCCTCAACAAGATGGCCAAGGCTGCTACGCAGATTGCCAAGTTGAAGGAGCGTGATGTCTATGAAGGCACCCTGATCGAGTTTGCCGAATACGTCTGGCCGGTGGTGGAACCTGCGATTCCCTTCATCCGTGGCTGGGCCATCGAGGCGATTGCCGAGCATCTCCAGGCTGTTACCGATGGCTACATCAAGCGGCTGTTGATGAACGTGCCGCCGGGATTCACCAAGTCCCTGATGACCGATGTGTTCTGGCCCGCCTACGAGTGGGGTCCCAAGAACATGCCGTGGCTGCGGTATGTCTGCGCTTCCTACTCCAACCACCTGACCGAACGAGACAACATGCGATGCCGCAACATCGTGATCTCGGATCGCTATCAGCGGATGTGGGGCTCCCGGTTCAAGATCTCCAACGAGCAGTTCACCAAGATCAAGTTCGCCAACGACCATACCGGGTGGAAGCTGGCGACCTCGGTGGGCGGCATCGGCGTCGGCGAGCGGGGGGATCGGTTCATCATTGACGACCCGAACAACACCATGGACATGGAGTCCGAACAGGTCCGGGACACCACCAACCTGTGGTTTACCGAGGTCGTTCCCGACCGCCTGAACAACCCCCAGGAAAGCGCAATTGTCATTATACAACAAAGGCTTCATGAGGATGATGTGAGCGGAATCGCGCTGTCTCGGGAGATGGGATACACCCACCTGATGATCCCGATGGAGCATGACACATCAAGGCATTGTGTGACTGTTTTGGGGCTAAATGATGATAATAGCCCCAAGACCTGGGAGGATCCACGGAAAGAAGACGGCGAGCTGGCTTGGCCGGAGCGGTTTACCCAGAAGGTTTGCGAAGATCTGGAGCGGGATAAGGGTCCCCACGCCTGGGCCGGTCAGTACATGCAGAGCCCGGAACCCCGTGGCGGGTCGATCATCAAGCGGGATTTCTGGCAGTTGTGGGAGGAAGACAAGTTTCCGGAGTTTGAGTACATCCTGGGGTCGGTGGACACCGCCTATACGGACAAAGAAGAGAACGATCCCAGTGCCTTGACCATCTGGGGTGTGTTCCGCGACATCAACAAGAACCCCAAGATGATGCTGATGTATGCTTGGCAGGAAAGATTACAGTTTCACGAGCTGCTTCAGCAGCTTATCGCCACCTGCACCATCGGCATCGGACCCAAGAAGGGTCCCCAGTTCCGGGTCGACCGGCTGTTGATCGAGTCCAAGGCCAGCGGCCTGTCGGTTGTCCAGGAACTGCATCGTCTGATCCAGGCCACCGGCAAGATGGGCGTCGAGTCGAATTCGGTCAAAGGCGACAAATACGCCCGACTGCAATCGGTCCAGCATCTGTTCTCCGATGGCATGATCTATGCGCCTGACCGCTCCTTTGCCGACATGGTGATCGATCAGTGTGCGGTGTTTCCCAAGGGATCGCGTGACGACTTGGTCGACTCGACCTCTCAGGCACTGAAGTATCTGCGTGACACCGGCTTTGCATTGCGCCGCGAGGAATACTCTGTAGAAGCTCACGAGGAAATGCTGTATCGTGGTCCATCTTATAACGCTCCGATTTACGGTAATTATTGATGGCTCCTCGCACCAACTCGATGCGGTTGGACGATCCCTATCCTGAGGTTGTGCCGCCAGCATTGACCTTGGTGAAAGGCGAGAGTGATGAGATGGGGCCGGACTCCACCTCGTTCGAGGACGGTGCCCTCAAGATCGAGCATCCTGATGGATCGGTCACCATTGATCTGAATCCTCCGGATGAGGAGGATGATGGTCCGGAGACCACCGAGTTCGACCGCAATCTCGCGCTTAAGATGTCCGATGATGAACTCAGCAGCATCGCCTCGACGCTGATCGAAGGCATCGACCGAGACAATCAATCCCGCTCGAAATGGTTAGAGACCAGGGCTCTCGGCATCAGTTTGTTGGGGCTGGAGCTTGAAAAGCCGAGAGCCGGAGCCGGATCCGAGTCGGCCCCCATCGAGGGCATATCAACAGTCCGCCATCCTATTCTTCTGGAGGCCACTGTTTCCTTCCAGGCCACCGCCAGGGCCGAGCTTCTCCCCGCATCTGGGCCGGTTAAGGTCCGCAACGATGCTCCATCTCCGCCAAAGGAAGTCGTTCAGCAAACCTCCGCCCAGCAACAGCTCATCGAGAGCATGCAGTCGCAGGATGAATTGGCTCAGGCGCTGGAGAAAGATCTCAATCACTATCTGACTGTGACAGCCACCGAGTATGTCCCCGACACCGACCGCATGCTGTTCTACGTTGGCTTCGGCGGCGACGGATTCAAGAAGGTCTACAACTGTCCACTGAGACGAAGGCCGGTATCCGAGTCCATCGATGCGGAAGACCTGATCATCTCTAACACCACGACGGATATCCAGAACTCAGGCCGCATTACCCATCGCATCAAGATGCGGCCTTCGGTTCTGAAGCGCATGCAGATCATGGGGGTTTACCGGGATGTGGACCTAAGTCCCCCGGCAATAACAACGACAAGCCCCGTCGACAAGAAGATGGAGGCGATCTCCGGTGTGACCGAGGCCAACAAGCTGCCGGAAGATCGTGACTATGAAGTCTACGAGACCTACTGCGAACTTGATCTCGATGAGTTCGCCCCGAAGGGACTCAAGGGCAAGGGGCTTCCCCTGCCATACCGCGTAACTATCGAGAAAGACTCCAGGAAGATCCTCGATCTTCGTCGCAACTGGCAGGAAGACGATGAGCAGGCGCTTGCCAAGCAATTCTTCGTACAGTTTCCGTTCATTCGCGGACTGGGCTTCTACGGTATCGGCTTCATCCACCTCCTCGGCAACACCGCCAACGCCCTTACCGCCGGATGGCGCGAAGCCCTCGACGCTGGAATGTTCGCCAACTTCCCTGGCTTTATCTACAGCAAAGGCCTTGGCCGACAACTCTCCAATCAATTCCGTATCCCTCCTGGCGGCGGGATAGGTCTCGATGTCGGGCCGGGTCAGAGAATCCAGGATTCGGTCATGCCGGTCCCTTATAAAGAAGCCGGTGCTGGCTTCATCAGTCTTCTTACTCACATCGAAGAGACCGGCAGACGCCTTGCCTCCACCGCCGAAGTCAGTGTTGGCGAGGGCAAGCAAGACGCCCCCGTGGGCACGACCTTGGCTCTTATCGAGCAGGCATCGAAGGTCATGGATTCGGCCCACAAGCGTTTACACGCCTCCCAGGCCGAAGAGTTCAAGCTCCTGAAGTGCCGGTTCAAGGAAGATCCAGAAGCACTCTGGCGGCATAACAAGAAGACCACCATCAAGTGGAAGAAGGATCAGTTCATCCAGGCCCTGGACGACTGCGAGCTGGTCCCGGTGGCCGATCCGAACAACCCGACCAGCCTGCATCGCTTGGCCAAGGGTGCCATCATCAAGCAGCTTCAGGCCGCCAATCCGGCGCTTTATGACGAAGTTGCCGTCGATATGCGGGTGATGCGGATCTCCGACATCGATCCTGCTGGCCTGTTCAAGGCCTCCCCGACTCCACCCCCGCCAGATCCACGCATGGT